GTCAGCGTGCTTCGTGGCCCGAACAAACGCCGTCCCCGGCCGGTTCGCCAACGGACCATGCGGAAGCACGATGAAATTTCTGCACAACGCGAGCCCAGTCTGGAACGCCTGCTGCTCGATGCGCCCAAGAAACTCTGGCGACACCTCGCCGCCGTTAAAGCTCTGCGTCAGGGTGCGAAGTGTCCCCATGTCAGCCACGCTCCTTGAGCCAGCTCGCAGGCGGCGGCGTGTCGCGCATGCGCTGCCGCCCCTGGTTTGAGTCCAGTGCCGTTGCACTCTTGAGCAGATTCGCGGCCATCTGCTCGCACCTCAGCGCCTGTTGTACTCCAGTCGGACCCTTGATCAACGGACCCGCAACAGCCCCAGCAAGGCGCCATGACAAAGCCTCGATGAACAGCGGGGAGAATTTCGTCGGGTCTGACACGCGGCGGATGTAGACGGCAACCGCTGACTCGCAGTCCGTCAGAACAACCTGCTCGCCGTCTTGGTCGGTTTCTTGCGAAAACTCCTGCTGCGCATCGTAGAGCTCGTCATCAGCGGCATCTGGCGGAAGGACGTACATCACGCGAAGGCACTGACTCGGCAGGGCGTATGAGTGCGCCCATCCGGACACGCCGTCAGGCAACTCCGAGCGCTCAGCCATCCGCGCGCGCCGCTTCGCAAACGTCCACGGATGAGCCTGCAGCAGAGCATCACGGACCATCGGGTAAAAGCGCGCGCAGTGAGCCGCCTGGGCACTGCCGTCCGGCGGATCGATCGAGACAACGCTCGCCTCGTCACCATTCCTGGCCATCGCCAGATTGCAGATGTCAACCTCTGATGCCATGTCCAACCCTCAAACAAAAACGGGCCGCTGAAACAACGGCCCGGTATCGCAGCTGAATCAGGCGCGCTTCAGGCCAGCGCGTCGGGTCCCATGGACTGCGAGTCTTGCCGCGTGATGTCGCCCATGGTCTGCGGTCCCGTGTGCCGTGAGCGGCGCTGAGGCGCGGCACCTGACGTGACGCCAGGCGCCGCAGCATCGACCACGGTCATATCGGCGGAAGGCTTCACGCCCTCCGGCAACTCGAACACGACTCCGGGACGGTGGCGGCTGCCACCGTAGAAGCACATGCGCGAGGATTTCACCTTGACGCCCATGGTCGCCCGCCTCAGTTACTGGCGTCGGCGTAGGCCTTCCAGCGCGCCACATCGGACGTGAGGAAGGCGTTGACCTTGCCGGCCGTGAATGCGGCCGTGCCGGTCGTCTGCTGCAGGCCGATGTAACGCTCGTAAGCGGTACCCTCGGTCGGGAGCGCGACGGCCATCAAGGTCGTGCCGGCGGTCATCGTTGCCACCGTCCACGCCTTGCTCGAGGCCAGCACAGCCGGGCTCGAAAGCGACGAGTTGTCGTCGGTCACCAGGCTGAATTGCCCAGTGGCCGAGCCGCCCGAGGTCGCGGTTGTATCGACCGTCACCACGAAATAGAGCGGCTCGCCTGCGCCAACGTCGCGGGCCGTGCCCAGGTCGATCACGTCGCCGATGATGTAGCTACCGGCGGCGCCGGTATTGAGGGCCGTCGCGTCAGCGATTTCGGTTCGTTCGTCGAGAATCATGGTTCTTTCTCCGTGTTCGTTGCGTGATCAGGAAACGAGCGCTTCGTTGCCGGACAGGGCGTCGCAGCGGCGCACCGGGATGCCGTCGAACGCGACAACCTTCTTGCCGGCCACGTCCTCCATGGTCAGCGTCGAGCCCGCCACCTTGTTCATGATCTGCCGGCGCAGGAAGCTGCGAATGCGACGGCTGACGTAGAACGCCGGCCGGCCCAAGCCAAGCGTGGGCACCAGCTCGACAGCCTGCGTCATCAGGTCGATTAGGTCGGCGCCAGCGCTGGCGTTCTTCGTGAGCGCGGACAGCTCGATGTTTGCGATGCGGACCACGTAACGCCAGTCGCGCACCACCAGGCCGGTGTCCCAGCGGTAGTGCGTGCGGTAGCCTTCCATCCGGCCGCCGTTGCCGTCCACGTTCTCGATGGTGACCTGACCCTTGTCGGTCATCGAGAGGCCGGCCTTCGATCCCTTCGGATAGATGCAGTGGACCGTGTTCGGGCCCCACACCACCAGGTAAATCGAGTTGTTGTCCGTGTCGGACGAGCCGCCCGTGATGATGTTCTCGGCGTTGTTGGCGCTCAGCGAGTTGAAGCGCGGCGCGAAGCCGGTGAAGGCCTCGGGCTCGGTGCCCTCGTTGCCGTAGAACAAGGTCTGTGCGAACTCTTGGTTCATGCCCTCGATGTGGGCGCGGTCCTCGGACAGCCGGAAGGCGGCAGTGTTGCCGTTCAGGTCAGCCAAAGCCTTGTCCACCTCGGCATAGGCCTCGAGCATGCCGCACGTATCGGTGACTTGCGCCGTCGAGCTCTTGGTCGGCTGCACGCCGCCATAGAGCTTGCGCCAGGTTGGCGTGGGCAGGCCGGTGCGAACGGTCGAGCGGTGGCCGGTCGGGAGGTTGCCCTCGATCCATACGGCATCGTCCATGATTTCATTCGACTGGCTCAGGAGCTCAGCGATCGTGTCGATCTGGCCGTTGGGGTCGAGACGCTTGGTAGCGTCCAGCAGGGTAGGGTGCGTGGTGGCGAGGGTTGCCATGGTGTTGATACCTCTTCAGGTTGTCAGGCGTGGTTGGGGTACATGCGCTTTGCGAGGTCGTCGCTCGCGCCGTTTGGAGCGCGCCCGCCAACGAACTTGTCTTCGCCGAGTGCCTTTCCTGCGCGCGCCAGGAAGCGGACCACCTCGGGATGATTCCCAAGCCGGCTGTCTTCCAGCAGCGCGCCGAATTCCGGCGTGCCGAATGCTTTGAGCGCCTTCGATGCATGGGCCAGGTTCTGCGGCAGCATGTCGCCGCCCAGTTCCTTGTCTGCCTTCACATCGGACACCCATTGCGCGCTTGCGCGTGCAACGAGCTCTGTCTGTTGCGCTTGCATGCGCTCGGTGATCTTCGGCGCCATGCGCTCGACCAAGGCCTGCGCCTCGGCCTGCGGCATGTTCAGCTCGCGGGCAACAGCCTCGAATTCCTTGGCCGCTTCGGCGTCGAGCTGCACGCCGTCAGGCGCCTTCAGTTCGTATGCCTGCGGCGCAACGCGCTCGGGCTTCGTGTCTTTGGTCTCGTCCGCCTTCGCTTCGGCGGCAGGCTGCCCGGCGTCCTTCGCTGGGTCTGCCTGCGCGGCTGCTGCGTCAGTGGCCGGCGTGGGTTGCGGTGCGACAGCCGAGCCGAGCAGCGTCGGAGCGGCAGCGGCTGGCGCGGCGGGAGTTGCTGCGGCTGCGGGTTGCGCAGCTTGTGCGGGGGCCGCGGTGGCGGCTGCTTCTGTCATGCGTCCTGGTCCTCGTTGTGTTGGATGTCGTTTGCCTGTTGAGCAGCGCGCTCGGCGATCATCGTGGCGTACTCCGGGAGCGCGTGCACTTGAGCCAGCAAGCGCAGGCCTTCGTTCCTGCAGCCCTCGGCAAATGCCATGCTCAGTGCGTCAGCGCGGAACGATGTCGCAAACACTCCAGCGCTCTCAAGCAGGCGCCAGACGATTCGACGCCCGCGGCGCCCGCTCATCAGCCACGCAACATCAGCGCGCTCGAGCTCAAGCGCGGCAGCGCGCTTCTTGCGCGTGGCCTCGTCCTCGAAATCGTATTGCGCGTTGTTCACGGGCTGGACTTTGCTGCGCGTCAGCTTCGACACGCGCACTATGAGCTGTCACGCCACTGCGCCAGCCGCATAGGCCGCCCACTGCAGCCTGCACAGCCGGACGCCGTAGCGCCCGCGGCGGCCTGGGTGCACGTAGCCTGTCGCAATCTCGGCCACTGCTCGGGCCAGCGTGCTGCAGACGTAGCGTTCGTTGTTGCCGAGGTCGCGCAGCAGCGGGAAGCCTAGCAGCTCCAGCCAGTCGTAGCCCTGGCCGATCGAGTCCAGCGCGAAAGCCTCGGCCTGCTCGAGGTGGCCGATGCTCTTCGGCGTGATCTGCACGGAGTCAACCAGCACTCGCCCCGACATCCAGTCTGCGCGGTTCTTCGAGCGCACACCGTCGGCCATGCTCGCATCGACAACAATGTCAATGCGCTCCAGCAGGATGCCGACGTGCGATGCATCGTCGCCTTCCCACGCCGTGATCGGCAGGGCCTGCCAGCGGCGCGATGGGCGGGTGAACAGGAGCTTGATGCCGTCCATCACAGGGCCCTTGCCGCGACAAACAGCGTGTCGATGTCGGCGTCCGTCAGTCCCAGCGCGGGCCCGAGTTGCGCGACAAGGCCGTTGTGCCGCTGGACTTCGGTGCTGTACTCCCAGGTCACCTGCGCAGCCGCGCGCGTGGCCGCATTCTGGATTGAGGCAATGGCCGCAGTAATCGCGTCCAGCTTGCCGGCCGCCAGCAGCGCAAGCCTGGCCTGCCGCATCGTCACGGCCTGCGGGACCACCGCGGTATCGTCGAACCCGCTGCCACCCAGCCTCACCCGCAGATCCGGGCCGATGTAGCGGTGAGGGGTCAGGGCGACGAGGAGCGATGCGACGGCATCGGCGCCCAAGACATCGGGGTCCAGCCCGACGAAGGCATAGCGGCCCGACAGCTCCGTGCCATCGGGCAGCACCCCGGCGCCGATGTGCGAGTGCACGACTCCTGGGGCCGGGTGGATGCCTGCTTCGCCAGCCACCAGCAGACCGTGTTGCATCAGCAGGACCGACAGAGCCTGGTCAGTCGCGGCCTGCAGCGTGACATCGACGTGAGTCGGAAGGGCTTGCTGGAGCGGGTCGGGCATGATCGTCCTCAAGTGGTCATAGCTTGGAACTCAGCATCGGTCGCAGCGCGGGCAAGCGGGCGAACCGACGCCATCGCGCCGCCCAGGTGCGTGCCGGCGTACTGACCGAGCAGGAGCCGAGTGATCGCCGGCGCAGCGCCAGAGCCGACAGCCACGGGGGTGCTACCGTTCATGCTCACGTGCACGGCGCTTGCGGTAGCCCGGACGCCGACCTTGAAGTTCGTCTGCGCAGTCACCGCCGACAACGCTTGCGATGTCTTCGCGCCAGCCCGCACGCAGTACGCGGTCACCAGATCGCTGCCGTCGTCGTCCACGACGAAGCCGAAGCGGTTGTTCGCCGTCCCATCATCGAAAGCGAAGATCCCGGGATCACTGCCGCTCGTGCGCCCGAGAGCGTCGATTGACGCCTCAAGCACGAAAGTGAATTCGCCCGAGCCAATCAGCCCGGTCAAATCGCTG